CGTAATTTAAGGGGCTAAATTTGAACGATAATAAGGCAAGATAATGAAACTACGGCAAAGAGCCAAAACATCAAAGAAAGGGCAAAAGAATGAATATAAAGAGCAGTGAATGGCAAAGAGAGGGATTTCAACTTTTTCATAAAGGATTTTCTTATTGTGTAGCTATACCCTTTCCCTTTTCACAAAAAAAACCGATATAATGATATTATTAAAGTATGATTTATATAATCCATCGTTTTGGCATAAATGGCAGGCGTTGAATGATTCGAGCAAGAGGGAGGTTTTTAGTTTTGGGGGTTCTGGTAGTGGTAAGACTGTTGGGTTTGCTGATTCGTTATTGTTGTTGTTGTTGCAGGGCGATGATTGTTTGGTAACGAGGAAGACTGCATCTAGTATTGACACTACTGTATTAAATGATTTTAAGAGTGCTATGCGAAAGTATGGGATGGAAGATTTGTTTAAGATAACGGCAAAACCTTATAAGATAACTTGCAAGGCGAATAATAAGACGATAACGTTTTTGGGGATTTCGGATGCTGAGCGTATCAAAGGGATTACTCAAAAGAGGGTTTACATGAATGAGATTTCATCAAATGAGTATGGGGAGTTCCATCAAATGCAGAAGCGTTTACGAGGTAGTGCAGGACGGCAGTTATTGGCGGATTTCAACCCTATTGACGAGGAACATTGGTTAAAGAATTATTTTGATAGTATTCCAAAACGTGCCTTACCGACTTTTTTAAATGATAATGAGTTAATGGCTTTAGATTTTAACTTTGACAAAAAGTTAATGAGAGAGCGAACAATGATATTAGAGAAATGGGAATCTTTGCCAATGCTTATAAAGATGCCAAACGGTAAGGAAATTATGGGACCATCTGATATTGTATGTATGCGAACTTCTTATTTAAATAATTTTTGGATTGTTGGAGCTCCAGAGTGGGATGACAAAACTAGAAATTTAATTGCCAATGGAAATGCTACGGCAGAAGATTTGGGAGTTGTCCGTGGTCATATTGATATGCAAACTTTATTGGGTTTTGAGCGAGATAGAGAATTAGATTATAATTTTTACCGCATATATGCTTTGGGTGAATGGGGCAAGGTTGGTTTAGGAACTGAATTTTACAAGCATTTTGACTATAAACGCCATGTTAAACCTAATATTAAATATAGTGCGACTAAACCGCTACATATAACCTTTGATGAGAATGTAAACCCATATTTAACAATGGGTATTTGGCAGACTGGCGGAGATAATATCTATAAAATAGATGAGATTGCGTTAAGAAACCCACGTAACACATTAAGGATATTATGCGATGAATTTAGGATGCGTTACCCTATATATCGTTGCAATAATGGGTTATTCATATATGGTGATAGAACGAGTAATAAAGAGGATGTTAAGCTAGAAAAAGGGGAGAATTTCTATAATCTAGTATTTAGATATTTGAATGATTACAACCCTAAATTAAGGCTTCCGAGCAAAAACCCATCTGTAAGCAAACGAGGTAAATTTATAAATGAGGTTTTATTTGATGGGTTACATGGTCAAGTTTCAATATTATACAGTCCTGTATGTGTTGAGACTATAAAGGATTTGAATTATGTAAAAGAAGCACCAGATGGCACTAAATTAAAGGAATATTCGAGAGATCCAGACACAAAGATTAAATTTGAAAAGTACGGACACATGAGTGATGCTGATGATTACTTTATTTGCGAGTATTTTAAAAAATATTTCTCAAATTATGATAAAAAGAACGGCAAAATTAATAGATTTGTAAAGAAAGTTGGAGATATATTTTACTAATGGGATATTTAACAAAGAGTGAAGTACGTTTTACTATAACAGATGACGACTTAGATGTAATCACTGGACTAGATGACAAAATTTTTGAATCTGTTTTGGCACAAGCCGAAGAGGAGGCAAAGGCTTATTTACGTTCTAGGTATCAAATTGATTATGAAATGAGATGTATTACCGAATTAGAAACAGCCGATACATTGGCAGATTTTGTAATAGGTGATAGGTTCTATTTCGATTCTAATGTATATGAAGCAATAGAAGATGGAAGCATTGGCGAGTTGGTTACTGATAATACATTTTTTTCCAAGCATGATTCAAGAAACCCAAAGCTTAAACAGGTTGTTGTATATATTTTATTATATCATATTTCAGCAAGAATGACACCCCGAAATATTCCTGAAATACGGCACGTTTTATATAATGGAAATAATGATGAGAACGACCAAAGCTCTGCATTGTATTGGCTTCGTAATGTTAGGGATGGAAATATGAACTTAAATTTACCTTTAATTTTAAATGATGATGGGGGGATTGCAAATAGATTATTTAGATATGGGAACTCTCCAAGTATAGATACTGTATATTAATGGAAAATAAACAACTAATAAAACTGCTAGAATTGGCTGGAATTTCACAGTTTTTGAATGCTGAACAGGTATTTAGACAAAAACGAAGTATTCCGATGTGGAGGTCTGCACTAGATGAAGCAGAAAATCCAACCTATCCGAATAGATTATCTTATGTTGAGGTAATGAGAGATATACTCGATGATAGTCAAGTATGCTCTGCAATGCAAATAAGAAACTCAAAGGTTTTAAATAAAGATTTTGCCATATACAATACTGATGGAACAATTAATGATAAATTAAATAATTTTTTCAAGCAAAAGGATATGCCTAGAAAATGGGTTTTGGATTGTTTTAACACTATACAAAACTCACATTTTACTGGTGCTGAATGTTTCCAAATACTTATAGAAAATAATAATGTAGATTTCTATTGTGTACCTCAAGAGTTTTTAGTGCCTTATTACAATTCGGTAAAAAAGAGTTTAAACTCATCGTTAATAATGAGTGAGCTAATACCTGCCAAATCTAAAGAGGAGTTATTTTTTTTAAAAACTGATACTTTTGGATTGGGATTATTGAATAAGGTTGCACCATTAGCCATATATAAGGATGCTTTGGGTTATTGGAGAAAGTTTATAGCACGATTTGGATTTCCGCTTGTATTCGGACAAACAGATACAACCGACAAGGACAAAAAGGATGATATGGAAAAATTCCTTAATGAGTTTGATGGAGGCGGTTATGCTTTAGGCGATTTGGAAGACCAAATTACATTTATTGAGACTGGAAAGGTTGATGCGTATAAAATATACGAACAGTTTTTATTATTTTGTGATGATGGAATAAGCAAAGTTTTTTTAGGTGGAACATCTTTGCAAAATGAAAGTTCATTTGTTGGTTCAGCAAAAATACAAGCAAGTAATATTACAGATATTATTTCATTAGACCAAATAAGATTGGCAAACTACATTAATGATAATGTCATTCCTTATATAGAAAGAAAAACAGGGTTTGGTAATGGTTGTTATATGAACTGGCAAAATAAAGCGAATTTGTCAATAGATCAAATAATATCCGCTACAAGTGTTTTATTAAAATCAGGTTATGAGGTTGCAGAAAGTGATATATTCGAGAAATTGAATATAAAAGCTAAGAAAGTTGAAGAAACAGAAAATAAAAAAGAAATTACAAAACCAAGGATTAAAAAAGATACTGAGAAAGGGTTAAAAAATGAGTAAACTAACTGAAATGTACCAAGCCAAACAAACTATGAATAGTTTGGATGGATTAACTGATTCTGCAACATCTGCTTGGGATGAGCCTTATAAAATAGTTTCTGTAATATTGGATAATTACGAATCTCTAATAAATTCCATTTTAAATGAGTTTGATGCTAAAATGAAAAATTTTATTACTGGAGTTGTGGAATATTACGGAAATATTGCTTTAAACTTTCAGTATGGTTATCAAACAGTATTTAATAAAGAAACAAATAGGGCTGAATATCCGCTAATTGATGAGGATGCAAAAATTGTAAAATTTGCAAGTGCAGAAAGAACTCCAAATGGAATTTTGGTAAAAGTATTAAAAGAAAATACATTTTTAGATAATTCAGAAAAGGAAGCGTTGTCAAGATATTTTAATGGTGATATATTTGGGAGAGAGGGCGTGAGTTTTGCAGGAACACAAGTAACAATTGTTTCACAGTCGGGAGATACTTTAATATTAAATGCTAGAATACAAATAAATCCTGCAATTGTTGATATTAACGGAATGAATATATTAACTGGGAACAATGATTTTATAAATACAATTACTAATTTTTTGCGTTCTTATCAAACAGAAAAATTCAATTCAACATTATTCATACCTCAATTAGTGGATATTATTCAAAACATTAATGGCGTTAAAAATAGAAATGTAAAAATCACTTCGTGTATTGCAACCCCTTTTGGTAGCATAAACAGTATTGATATTGTACAAACAGAAACACAAAGCTATAACCCATATTCGGGATATTTTGAAATACACGCTAGTTATTCTTTGGCAGATACACTAATATTCTATATATGAAAGTTGATATAACAAGACTAAATACATATAATTTGGTGGACTTAATTTGTCCTAATGTACATTATGCACCAATATGGACTGATTATATAAAAACAATTGTTGCACCTTTACAGACAATAATAAACAATGCATATAATAAATTAGTAACCATTGAGAATTTTTTGTATTATAATGGCACTATTATAGGAATTAATACTTTATTGAATGATATTTACGATAATAGCCAAAGGCGTATATATTGTTTAAACAACATAATACCCGAGAATGACGATATATATTTAATTAGTGAGCCTGATGGAACGCCACTTGATGTTTATTTAATTGGAGAATCTGACCCATTAAGAAAAGATATATATTTAAAAAATGAATCATCGTCAGCTATTGGTGAATTTTCTATATTTATTCCTGCTGAATTATATGATGGAATGAGTGCGAATACATTTGCAGAAATAAGAAGTTGTGTTACAAATTATATTCAATTTAATAAAACATTTTCAATTTTAAGATATGAATAAACAAATCAAAAATACAGGTGGATTACAAGACTTTAGATTAGAAGATTTTACCTATAATTCTGATATTCTTTGGTCTGACTTAAATATGGCTTTGGGAACAATTGTAGGTAATTGCATTTTGTCTGGTCTTTCTTATTCAGCAAGTGGGGTTGGAATTTCACAAATATTAACAGTAAGCGATGGTTTTATTTTATTAAATAATGAATTATTGTT